AAACAACGTACTCCAAGTCTGAGTTAGCTGAAGCAGTTACTCTAAGCAAATCTGTTTCGTCTAAATAAATTTGTGAGTTTTTATCAATCACAACCAGTGTAGCATCCGCAGGAACTGATACTGTTGAAGCTACTTTATAATAGTTTGAACCATTATCTACTGAAACTTCTACTGTTATATCTGCAGCATTTGAACCATCAACATTAGCAATTATTACTGAATTAACTTTATATACCTTATCTGAAGGTACATCAATAATATCAACCGCAGAAGTGGTAACTGCACCTGCTATACAAAACGGTGTGACCGATGAAACATTTACTAAATTTGGTGTTGCCATTTAATATTTCTCCTTGTTAGCCAAAAACTAAAGCCATGGCTATTGATTTACCTGTAGTTGCTAATCCTGCACCATCTAAAGTAATGCTTGAAGCAACATCTAAATCGGTGAAAGCATTTACAACATTCGCACCTGATCCACCGCCATCAGAATAAACAACTGCAACTGCACCATTAGCTATTGTTACACTTGTACCTGAACCTTGTTTTACTGTTATGGATTGACTTCCTGTTGTAGCATTTTCAATAATCCATAATTTTGAAACTGTATTTGGACCTAGGGTTAAAGCTCTTGTTGCTGTTAAAGAAACTCCTGAAGTCACTTTTAAATAAAGACTACGAACAGGATCGGTTGACCCATCTGCTATATCTGAACTTGCATCTGCGTCTGAGCCAAAAGAAGCCTCTGTACCGTAACTGAAAGCCTCAGCCACCAGTTCTAAGTTAACGTTAGTACTTGATCCCCAAGTACCTGACTCATCGCCAGTAGCGATTTCTTTAAGTCTTAAATCGTTATCGTAAGTTGCCATAATAAGTTCCTATAGTTTATATATAATAAATGAAAATTGCTATCATTTATATGTTAAGCAGCAACTTCTTTCCAGTTTGGAGTTTGGTCATCATCCACCCTGCTCCAAATATTTACGTTACTCACTTCTCCAGATGCCGCAAATCCTGTAATTGTTACGTTTGATTCTCCGTCTATAATCACGGATCCAAGTTGAGATAAAGCAGGCAATGAAAGATTGACGTTAACACTATTTTCAGTTCTTTGAGTAACAGTACCTATAGCTGAAGTTCCTGCTTGTCCTGTTGCTGTTACGTTTGCTTCACAATCAAAAGTTAAACTTCCAACAGAACCTGTCGCTGATAGTCCAGTTATACTGACCTTAATTTGAGGATAACCAACTGCTGTACCAAGAGCAGAAGTTCCTGCTAGGCCTGAAACTGATATATTGTTGTTTGTAACAAGTGATACTGTCCCCAGACCTGATGTAAGAGCAAAACCATTTACCCCTATCTGTCCTTCAGCATCAACTGCTAACCCCCCAAATACTGAGGTTGCTTCTAAACCAGTTAAAGTTAAGTTGGATTCGCCATCAATAGTAACGGTTCCAAGTGCAGATGTGGCCGCTGAAGGTGCTGTTAGAGTTACAGATAAACCTTCACCCCAGGCTCCTTCGCCCCAAGTACCTCGACCCCATCCGTTAATTATTGCCATTTACCAATTCCACTCTTTTATTTGTCCGTTAAATCCTTCTGTAGCGTTGAAAGGAAAAAATTCAGCAAGCTCTTTAATATCCCCAGCATCAAATTTTAAATTAGGTAGCTCTGCTTTTTTCTTCTTTACTATAACACTTATATTATAGCCATAACTTTTTACAGACGCATCTTTGCAATCAAAGCCAGCTAAAATTAGATTATACAAAAGGAGTCCTGCATTCCATACAGTAACGTGACCGCCTACTATTTCTTCTTTTAGGGGAGGAACGGTAATTGCAAGAATGCCATCATCTTTTAAGCATGCAAATATTTTTTTTAGAAAATGATTAACGTTAAGTTGGTGCTCTAAAACATGTGAACACCATACACAATCAAACTGACCGTCTATTTCAATTGAGTTAAAATCCCCTAAGATGTCAGGACTGTACTCAGGATTTATATCTTGTCTAACTACTTGCTTGTCGTTCTTATCAAACAACGACCATACAGAAGATTTTGGCCCAGAGCCTACATCTAAAACATTATTAAAGGAATAATCAACAATCAGCTTAGTAGCTGCTTGATCGCCAAACATAATGTTTGACTTAGGCTATTCTTATAATAGCTGTTGAAGAAGCAGCGGCTGGGAATACAATTGTAAAGTCTCCAGCAGTTGAAGTTTTATCACCACCAAAGTCAATAGTTGCAACTGATTTGTTGCTATCGCTTGAGTTGTAAATCATACATCCTCTAGCTGTTATAGTAGCTGTACCAAAAGTTAAATCAGCAAAATCTGTAAAAGCTGTAGTACCACTTGATGTAGGAGTAACGTTAGTTAAGTTAGCCCCACCTGAAGTGTAATTAGTACCAGAAGCTTCTTGGGAAGTTGTAAAAGAGGTTGTAGTAGCTCCTAAAGTAGCTGATGAAGTATACAAAGCTAGTTTATATGTATCTCCAGCAGTACCCGCTGTAAAATTATGATTACCAAGCAGTAATTCTTTTTTGAAGCTAGTAGTAAGTGTTGATGTAATTGCCATAGTTAAAGTTTCCTAATTAAATCAGCGGCTTCCTTGAAACCTGCTTTTTCTAATTGATTATTAATTGTAATCCTATCAGATTTTATAGCATTTTGCATATATTGTTCAATTACTTTTTGAATGTTCTCTTGAAAAGCTTTTACCTGTATTTGCACGTCTGCAGGTGCTTCTTCGCTTACAGATAATATTCTTTTGATGCAAAGATCTGACCAAAACTCAACTGGATGACCTCCCTCATTAGTTGTATGAATTTCAATCATTCCAAGTTCGGGCCCAGCGTTATAACTCATTACCATTTGTTTGGCTCTCCTACTTTATTTTTTTTAAGATGACTGTCATGTTTATCAATTAAAACTGGCGCTTGATCTTGTTTGTATTGCATTACTTCACTTTGTTTTTTTGCAATTAATATTCCTTTTTCATCTGTAATTACAACCAAAGGATCATCTAGTCTATGATAACCATACAATTTTTCATGGTTTGGTACATTGGTATCAAGCAATCCGCTTGTAGCGGCAACCTCAACTTGAATGCCATTAAACATAGCCTTGCTTAACCAAAATGCTACACACGCTCTTCCACATTCAGCGAAATGTAAATTACCCTTATAACTAAAATCTATACCAAACATTTTAATTTTGCCTACTTTATTCCACACTGCAAAAGCTACAGCATACGCAACAGTATTATTTAGATAATGAGAACCACATCCAGCTAATACTTCTTTAATTGGATATTCAATAAGACCCGGACACCTGTCATCTAATTCACATGTATAGATTGGACCTTCGTGTTCTTGGAGTAATTTTGACATGCTGTCAGTTTGTCCGCCCGCATCATCTGTATCTAAAAATCTAGACGCAGGATCCATCATAAACACTCTATCGTGATAAATAACGGATGCTACTGAATTAATAGCCCATACTTCATCAAAGTGTGAACCATGTGACTTTGCTAAATTGTAATCAAACCAGCTTTTGCCCATGCCGACAATAGCTACAGTTTTACCTTCAAGTTTCTTGATTGGTTTCATATCTTCTCCTTTTTAATTTTTAAGTAACTTGCGTTCTTAATGAATCATATCTGTATTCATCTCTTCGTCCTCGAGCCTCAGCTTTATTTTTTAATCTAGCTATTTCTTGATTAAACCTATTTTCATACAAAGTAAGTAAATCAGGCTCTCCTTTCATAAAAGTATAAGCATCTACAAGACATCCGTAAAGTAATGCATTTCTTGCATGTTCTGATATCCAAGTCCCAGTAGTATCTGTTACTAAAGAGTTTGGCTTGTAAAGATAATGAAGTTCAGTTGTATAATTTTGATCTGGGACAGGAGACAAAATAATAGTTGATTCTCTAAAACCTGTATTTAAATCTTTATCAAAATCACCGTAGTATAAAGGTCTACCTCTTGCAGAACTATCGGTTGGATCAGGAGCATATTCTTGCATAAAACTAGGATGTTTTTTATCTAGATAATGATAGTCTCCATTACTGTCTATAACAGCTAATGAAAAACTCAATTCAAAATCGTCTGGAGCTGTAAGAAATCTAGCTCCAGCTGTCATGCTTCCTTGAACATTTTTTCTAAAATAATCAAACTGAACAAGTTCAAATATTCTTTCTTCAGCGTTTTTTATTATATCGTCAAGCGTATTAACAAAAACGGTTTCGTCGTTTTCAACGTAATTTTGAATAAGTGTTTTTAATTCTGATAATGTTAGTGGACTGCTCATGTTGTATAAAGTATACCACCCATACCTGAGTGATTTGAACAATAATAATATAATGTTGGTGCCCCAGATGCTACCAGTATTTCTGTATATGCTCCTGAACTGCCAGCAGTTCCAACCTTGGTTACGCCAGTGGTATATTCTGTACCACCCCCATGTGTTCCGTCAGAAGTAGTAGAGATGCGCAAAGGATGGGTTGCGTTAGTACTGTCTGATTGATCAAACCTATAAGTGTTGCCCTCTGTTAATGTTAAAGCGGGTGCTCTTGAACCGTCTATGTAAAAATAATTTGATCCTAAATAATTTTGAACCGTAACAGTATATATATTAGGTGATGGCGATGGTGTAGGAGCTGGCGTCGGAGCTGGTGTTGGAGCAGGTGATTCTGCTGCGCCACCAACCGTAATTGTTCCAAGCTTTCCGTCCATTCTATAACCCGGTATAGGGCTACCAATAATATTGTCATTATTGGTTATAACAAAACCTTCTCCAACTTCTTTATCTGTATCAGGTCTTGGCTTGTAAATAGCTTGAGGATCTGCTGGTGCTGTATGTGGAGTAAGCTGAGGATGTTTTGGTTCATAACATTCTCTACATGTTTTTAAACCATTCCATTCCTCTTTTAGAGTGTGTAGTTTATATTTAAAACCGCATCTATCACATAAAGCTACAGCAAATTTTCCACTTGCGTAAGCCATTTAAACCACACTTCTAAAAGGTCTAATTCTAAAGGAAGCTCTATCTTCGTCTTGAGACATCGCTCTATCAAATTCTTCTTCGTAAAGCTGTTTCAGTAAAGCTGTTTTTTCAGGAGCTCTTTTTACTGATATGTAATATGCAAGACCAGCAGCAAAACAAGGATAAAATCTAAAAGGCATATCCATTGTATTAGTTGCAGCATCGGCGTCATCCATTCTTACTAACTTATTAAATACCAAAATATCAGTTGAGTTTTCTGGAGCTGGCCATACTTTTAAAACAGGATTGTTTTGTTTATCAATAAAAAATTGAGATGGTCTGGCTTTTGTTGTTTTATTAGGAATGTTTATATATTCACTTCTACTTAATCTATCCATAGAAATATCTGTTTGAGTGCTGTTAACAGTCCTTCTGCATACAACATCTAAAACATCAATAACGTTAGTTCCAAGATTATATTCTGAAGTTCCTTCAGTAACTGTTTGAGTTGTTTGTTCTATAGTCCACTGATTCAAGCCACGATTAGCCCATTCAGCAAGCATCAAGTTAATTGATCTTCTTGCTGTTTTTAGGTCGTAGCCAGTACGTAATTCAAGACCGCACCTCTCAAATGCTTCCTCGATAAACTCCGCAACATTTGGCTCGAAGTCTGTTGAACCAGATAAAGCCATTATTTTTTGTTAACGTTAGCGCCTTGTCTTGCACGTCTTCTGTTAGCCGCTCCGCAAACAACGTCGCCTTTTTTAAACCCTGGAAGGTTAGCTGGTCCGCCACCACGTTTTTTGACAACAGCATCGCCGCCACGTTTTTTGACACGTTTGGGCATTTTTTTTCCGCCGCGCATTTTTAATCTCATTGATCCTGGCATTTTTTACTCCTAATAAAATTTAGTTTTTTTTCTTCTGTCGTTCATTACTTTACCACATCCTCTGGCAATTCTAATTTCTACGACGTCACCATGTGATTTTTTCATTCTACCATTTTTCCAGCTAATTCGTTTAGGCCCTTTCTTCTTTTTTGCTGCAGATGTGCATTGAGCCATTGTTGGTCTACAAGCTGGATATCCTTTTCTTTTTTCTCCCTTTTTACGACCGCAAGGTTTACCGGTTTTGCAATCAACCCAGCCTTTGCCTTTGTTGCGAGAAAACCATTTTCGTAAACCTTCTTTAGCCATTATCCTAATTTAGTTTTTTTGCGTTTGCCTTTA